TTATGAGGATTAATTCCATTGTCCATCAAAAATTCATAATCAGCTTCTGTCATATTTCTGGCAGTGCAGACCATGACATAATCGCCACGCTTGTGACGTTTGCGAATTTGTTGTGCTAATGGCAGAACCTGATCTTCAAAGATTTTTTCAGGTGTAGCATTCTCAAACCAGTGAGCCAAATTTAGGGTTCCATCTGGAAGAGTAGCTTGACGATGTGAACTGTCAATGATTGTTCCATCTAGATCGAAGATTGTGATATTTTTGATTGTCATAATTCAATTCCTTTAGTTGTTTATCTTATAGTATTAATATAAGGCATCTAGTCACAAAAATCAAGTCTTAATCGCATTTTTTGTGTATTTTTCTGGTAAGTGTGACATTTATGCAACACGGGCCGGGGCCGGGCTAAATGGTTGTTTTTGTTGGCAAAACTTGTCAAGAAAAAAAGGCGCATTACGCGCCTTTTAGTTCAAACATTTCCCAAATATGCGACTGAAAATCGCGTGGGGATTTGACGATACGCAATTTTTTCTTGCGCTTGAGGATCTTCATTAAAATTTGCGCTTCAATTCGCGTATCATCATACGCTGTGTGCGCTTCGATAAAATCTGGCATCTGCATCTCAAAACGATAAACATTTTGAGCAGTTGTCGATTTGAAACGCCCTGACGCTGTAAGCGGTGCATCATAAGCCTTCGGTGCGCTTGTTGCCCAGTTGCCCCAAATATCGAGCAGATCAACCTTGTGTCTCAAAAATGGCTTGCCTGTCATCGTCTGAGAGGTAGAGCCTAAAACGCGGCAGTCAAATGATGCGTTATAAGCGCAAAGAATGATCCGATAATTTTGAGCCTTGAGCCATGAAAGATGAGCATTGAACAATCTGCGACCAGCGGCAAAGGTTGTCACCTTGTGAACGCCATGACGCTGACGCTTGGCATAGCCAGCAATTTTGTTGACGTAGTATGGCTTTTCTTTAGTGATCACATCAAGAAAATTTAAATCACCCGAACCAATAACATCACCGCGCTTGGTAATAGTAGTCCAGCCAAAATCAAAAACCAGTCCATTGCGGAATGAGGTTTCAGTATCCATGACAACATAAGCATTTTTTTGAACAGTCATAACCAATCCTTTTCTCTGTTACCCTTTTAATATAGGGTGTAATGGGTCAAATGTCAAGGGGTGCGCGTAAAAAAAGTTTTGTTTGTTTTCAAGGGGTTACGATCTTTTTGCAAATTAATTTTTCTTTTGTTTTCAATGACTTACGTCACCCCCCGGGGCCCCGCTAAACCCTTGTTTTTATTGGTAAAAATGCCCTTTCATTATGCAGTTTTGCGAGGCTTACGCGTGAGGTGACGACCCGAATTCGGGTATTTTTTGCCTGTGATTTTTTCGGCTTTGGCGACGAATTGTGCCATTTTTTTGAGATGAGCAACGTCATGAGATAGCATCCTGATTATCTGAAGTTTAGAAAACTGAAAACGACAATGCGATTCAATCGCTCTGATTAGCAATAATTTTCTTTTCATGTTTGCGTTCCTTTTTCGGGTTGCGTTTTTTCGAGATCACAACCTGAGAGCGAAACGCCCTCAAGTTGCGTGCGATTGGGTTGCGAGGCTTACGCATCGCTAAAGTGAGCAATCAAATCTTTAATCGCTTCCTTCGTTGCCCCCATCAAGCCTGTCACTTGAAAAGGTGCGATCTGCTCAAGTTCAATGAGCAGTTCCTTTTTTGTAGGCTCATCAGCCTTGCGAGCCTTAGCCTTTGGTGCGGCAACATAAACGCCTTCACGCACCAATTTAGAGCGAACAGAGCGAACAGATTTATCAATCGCATCTGCGATCTGTTCAACAGTGACGCCAGCCTGATAGTCGTCAACAATCTTAGCAGTCATTTCAGGGGTGTAGTTAACATTTTTCATAATAACAACCTTTCGTTTTGCGTTTCGTTATATATTATATATAAGGCATCTGACCCTAAAAGTCAAGGGGGGTAAGTCACTTTTTTCAATCTTTTTATCCTTTAAAATCAATGACTTACGATTTTTTTTCATCTTTTTTTCTCAATGAAATCAATAACTTACGCCTGCGGCCGGGGCTCCTTAACTGTTTGATAACATTGCCTATTTTGATTTATAACCTTTAGTTGTAGATCAATCCATACATTGCAATAATTAGTAGCAAAGCATTAGTAATCATGATAGGCTTGTCGGCATTTTGCCACCCATGAACCAGCCAAGCACAAGCGGCAAACACACCTATGATTAAAGCCCATTGAGGCGCGCCATTTGCTAACGCGCTCATTTGCCATACAAGAAGAATAGTTCCGAGATATCCAAACATTAGAATTCCTTCCCTTTTAGTTTTTCATCTAAGAGATGAAGATACATAGCAGAGTTAAGAAATCCAACAACACTGATCAAGCAACCTAGTGCCATTGTATAACTTTCTGGTGACTCAATCAAGCCAGCCCCGAATATGAAAAGAAAAAAGCCAGCGATAACTTGAGAGATACAAAAAATAACAAACATGATTAAGCAACCTTTCTGTTGACTGTATCAGGATGAATAACTGTAATCCCGATTTTTCTAAGAGTTGATCTAACGCTATCAGCATCATCAAACATGATGGCATTTTTACCTTTGAATTGCTTCAGTGATAAAAATGAGTTGAGTTGTTTCTTTTTGAGTTGAGCATCAGGCTCATTGTTTCCTGATGGGCGACTGATAATCTTATCAACACAGATCCCATTATCCATAAGAAACTCATAATCTGCATGGGATAAAACCCTAGCAGTGCAGATCATGGTATATGCACGCTTGCCAATTTTAGAAACTAAATGACCAAGAGGCAAAACCTGATCCTGAAAGATTTTTTCAGGCGTGGAATTCTCAATCCAAGCATCCAGATTTAACGTGCCATCTGCATTAGTAGCATGGCGATGAGTGCTGTCAATGGTAGTGCCATCGAGGTCAAAAATTACGATATTGTCAAACATGATATTTTCCTTTCGTTTAATCATCTTATAGTATTAATATAGGGTATCTAAAGCTTAAAGTCAAGACGTGAAAGGCAAAAAAAGCATAAAAAATGAAAAAAAGTTTTTAATGTTTTCAATGGGTTAGCGGATTTTATCAAAGTTTTTTTCGTAACGTTTTCAAGGGGTTACGCTTGCGCCCGGCAAGAGGGCGGTTAGTCGGACTTGTCAATTTATTGACGCGTAGCGCACATGCACACGGCCTCGACCTGGGAAATTCTGAAAATCACTGTAATTACTTGACATCCCTTAAAGGGAAGTGTATCATAGACTTAAGTTTTGTTATGACTTGTAAGCCATTTCAAAAAAATTTTACAGGAGAAAATTCATGAAATGGGTCTTATTTGTTGTATTAATGAATCCTGATGGGTCATTAGATAAAGTTTATAATAGTGCGTCTGGTTGGGAAGATAGAATAAAGTGTAATGAGTTTGTAGAATTAAATCATCCTAAGATTATAGATTCTGTAAAAATACATTATACTATGCCTCAAGGCACCACTATAATGGGGGTTGGTTGTTTTCAACCTTTAACTAAGCAAGAAGATATGGTAAAAATTTTTGATTGATGGCAGAAAAGTTTAGGTATGGACCGTTAATTTACAATTGCTTCGGAGAAGATGATGACTCTGGCAATTATTGGTGGAATGGCTCTCCTGTTGTTGGTTATGAACAACCTGAAGGTATTTGGAAAATTCCCATTGATGAGATGGGTAATCAGTGCTTACCAGGAGAGTGCATTCTTCACCCAAATTGTAGAGTTGAAGTGTGGGACGACCATGCTCTCTTAGGTAAAATTCCTAATCTTGAATGGTGCAGATCTTGGTTTGATGATAATTTTCTGATGATTGATGATTATACAGTTTGTAGATATATAATAAGATGGCTCAATTGGAATTATAAACATAGGGACAAATGGAAGTCTTGGAGAAATGGAAAATCTGTAAAACAGATGATTAATAGATTATGGCCAGACGTAACGACATTATAGAGGCACTTGTCACTGACTTAGGGCAAATCGCTGGAGTCGATCCTGCCAATGTGTCTCGCAAGTATCGGTTCTTAGACGATGTAAATGATTTTCCCTTCATTACTTTTGTTCCACGTCAAGAATTACGTCAGCACCGTGGTGATGGGCGTAAGTTTGCCTCACTTGTGATCGATGTTCGTGCATATGTATACGATCCC